AGTTCCCGGCACTGGAGGAGAAGCCGTAGAAGCCGAACCACTCCTGCCCGGTGTTGTTGCGACGTGACTTGAAGTAGAGGCGGCCACCATCAGGAATGTTCCATGGCCGACCGCCACCGACGAAGCGCACGAACGACAGCGGGTCAGGGTTGCCCCCGGTATCCACGGCCTCGAAGATGAACTCCACGCCCGGATCGTTGTTGCCGCCGATGAAGGCGATGCTGCCGCCGACGCCGTTCTGCCAACCGTATTTGTTGTAGCTCAACTCCTGCCCGAGGTACGCGACACCGATAGTCCAGATCGCGTTGTAGTTCACGATCACGGTGCCGTTCTTTGCGAACCAATCACGCAAGTCGCGGCCGTCCCAAGCAACGAATCCGGTGTTGTAGCCAATATCTACTCCGCTCGACCGGGGCGCAAAGATGCGGCCGAGGTCGTTGCCGCGCAGGTCTGAAAAGAAGCCGGTGCTCTGGCCTGTGTCGCCGGGGGCGAAGACATTCTCAAGGTCTTGCGAACCCTGCCCGCCGTACTCCGTGATGAATCCGGTTGCCATGATTAAGAAGGATTTGGGGTTGCGACGAAAGACTTGCCGCGAATACTCCCCGGCGCGGGAAGGTTAAGATTTCCCGTGGACCGATCGTATATCCAGATCGTGCCAACGGGGTCCCAATAGAGTCCGACGAAAACGGCGTTACCAGAGAAGAAGAGGTACGGTCCCGCAATTCCCTGATTGCCAGAGAAGCCGATGTACTTTTCTAGGCCGCTGCCCTCCATCCCTGAGAACAGGGCGTTTGCGTAAAGAGTGCCGCCGAACGTCCCATTGTTGTTGTCGGGATTGAAGGCGAAGGCATCCAGCCCTGCGACCAAGTTGTAGAGCACGAAGCGATTGTCGGTGCCGCCGCCCTTGCCGAGAAGCCAACGGTCAGCGCCGTTGGAGTCGATCATCCGCATCGCAGTGTTGTTCGGGTACTTCGTCGTGCCGCCGAAGGTGAGTTGATTGTCGGTGGTATTGATAAGCAGCGCCCAATTCGCCGCGACGACGTTGTAGATGCCGAAGTCGCCATCACCAGAGAACAGTCCCCCTGCCAACTTCCACTGCTCCGTCGTCCCGTCGGGCTGATAAAAGCTGACGCCACTACCGCCGGGGAATTGAAGATCGCCCGAGGGAAGTCGAGCGTTTTTCCCGAAGGTAATGTCGCCGCTCGTTGGATCAACGCTGATCGACTCGATGCCGCTGATCGCATTGAAGAGTGTGAAGCGGTTGCCCGCTGCTTTGCCAAGATACCACATGACCGCATCAGTATCGGCGGTGTACGAAATGGTAGACGACTTGCCGATGTTCAGCTCACCAAACATCGTACCCCCGGCCATCTTCAGGTAGATGAGATCGGTGGCGTCGAATGCCGCGTCCACATAGTCCTTGCGAACGGCCGATGCGTCATTGGCCGGAATGCCCGTCAGCAGCTGAAGATCGATGCCGTTGGGTACAGTCATTAACGTCGGGGCCAGCTGAAGTACGGACACGCCCCCGGCCACCAGAGTCCAGTTGTCCGTGCCGATGCGGTGCAGACCGTTATTCGGGTCGGTGGTGAATCTCAGCCCCGGAGCGGCTAGAGTACCGTCCACCACGCCGAACGGACCAGTCATGCCTCCGCGCCCTGACCTGTCCAGGGAGTTGGTGATTTCAGTTGCGATGTCAGACAGCGTGGGGTTCGCCCAGTTGTCCGACTCAATCAGGGTGTTCGGAACTACAGGGTTCCCTGCTGGGAGCGTGTAGACTCCGGCGCTGTTACGGGGCATTCTCTTCCTCCAGTTGACTACGGATGGTCTGGGCAAGACCCTGACCCGCCGCCTGAGTACCGAATCCAAACATCCTACGAGCTGCTGGGGAGAGGTTTGCCTTCCCGCTTGTCATCAACAGATTACGACCTGCCTTCGTGTTGAGCGCCGCCGCACCTCCGGCCAGCGCGAGGGGCACTCCAACCAGAGTACCGAGTCTGTTCTCTTCATCAGTTACCGCTCCCAGGCCAGCGGCGAGGGCCGTGCCGCCCGCCAACTGACGCGCCATGCGGGAGGTGGAAGCACCCATGTTCTTACCGGGCGTCTCGCCGAGGTTGATGCGGCGGATAAGCTCACGGAGGGTATCAATCTCTTTGAGCTCCGCTTGCGTGAACACCTGACGACCAGCCTTGCCGAAGTCCAGACGCCGTGCGGCCTTCGCTGGATCGGTGGTAAAGTCGCTGAGCGCTCGTTGGATGAGCAACTGCTTCGCTGCCTGTTGACCTTCAGGATCCAGCGCCTTGATAAGATTGGCAGCCTTCGCACCGTGTTCTGGCAACAGGCTGGACGACACCACCCGGTCTGCATCAAAGTCGGGGCGCAGCATCTTCCGGACGTTACCGGGCTGCTTGAAGACCTCGAAGTACTCGGTCTTGTACTGATCACGGGCCTTATCCCACAGCCCCTTGACCAGCTTATTCTTATCACCCCATTTGTCTAGGTCTTGCTCAAGCCCCTTAAATAGCAGCTTCAGCGCCCCCACTTCCTTTTCCGTAGCTCCGCCGGTAAAAGATGCTTTCTCAGCAGCTTTAATCGCAGAGCCAATGTCTTCACGCAGAGCGCGGGCATCGTCAAAGGACAACGCGACTTTGTGCATGATGGGCTGGCCCTGAGCATTGAGGATAGCCCCGGCTTGAGGCCGTGTCCCTTCGATGACTTGGTCAACTCGTCCGCGCAGTTTGGACAATCCGAACTTATCGAACACGTCCTGCAGTTCAGACTTGACATTGAGGGCCGAATTCCTAAGACCGTCAATCTCAACCGATGTCGTGCCGGTCTTCTTAGCGGCATCGGCCACCTTGTCGAACGAGGCGCTGACGTTCTTCTTGGCAGCGTCAGCCGCCCCCGCTACAGAGTCAAGCACCACCCGCTCCGCGCCCTCTTGTTGGATGCGAGGCGTTGAGAACTTCTGCGCCGTGCGCTCCACGAAGTTAGCGAGTTCACCCGCCTGCTCCTGTTCAGCCCGCTGGAGGATACCTCCTGCGACCGGGGTGTACCTCTGGCCCTTCTCCACCAGCCCTGCGACTTTACTACCCTGTTGCGAGGGGCGTAGGGACACGCCTGCTGCGGTGGCCCGGTCAAACAACTCACGCTCGGCGGGGTCAGTCCACCGGCCACGAGCGATATTCGCAATCTTGGCTGGAGCCCATTCCACGGCCCGCTCAATGGGCCTAGCGAGGGCACCGCCAGCGGCTCCAGCACCGGCCCCGATAGCCGCGTTCTGCAGGCGACTCTCACCAGTCCCAACTCCGGTCACGCCACCTTGAACGCCGCCTCCCAGGGCTCCGAGGCCCACGCGTCCAGCTGTCGTGGCAGCACCAGCCGGAAGAGCAAGAGAAGTGGCAACATCAGTAAGCACAGAACCAGCCTTCCCCGCACCTGTAGCCATGAGCGGGGCATCAAGTCTGCGTTTCTCATCCACGTCCTCCGGCTTCGCGTTGCCTGTGAGCTGCTTCATGCCCTGCCAGTAGTCCATGAAGCGCCCACCAGCTCCGGCTAGAACCTTCTGGGTGGTGCTCATGCCCTTCGTTGGGTCGTGAGCTGCCTTGTCCTTCATGAAGTTCGTGTAGGCGTCGCCACCAGCCGACTGCAGAACCTGCTGAGGCGTGGCACCAGCCTTCAGCGCACCTTGAACGTTGGCTCCCCACTTCGGGTGGCTGGCGAGGCTCTTAACGATGTCTTCCTCGGCAATCCCCTGGGACAGCGCACCCACGATGCCCATGCGAAGCTGCCTTGATTCATCCTTCATAGGTGATTCCCTAGACTGGTTGCCGGGTGGGGTACTGCCCTGCGCCCCTTGCGTTTGAGCGCCCTGTGGAATCACAATGGACACATACTTCCGGGTTTCGTCGTACGTCGGCTCTTTACCCTCAGCTACGAGCTTACCCTGCGAAGTTCCACCGTTATAGTGGGCGACCGCAGCCCTCGTGTTCCCCTTATACTGCTTGATAAGGTCGGCCATGTACCGCGCCCCGGCATCAACATTCTGGACCGGGTCCGTCATGTCAGTCACGCCGTAGTGCTTCGCCGTGGCGGGCATCAGCTGAAGCAACCCAGTCGCGCCTTTCGGCGATACAGCCTTCGGGTTGCCTCCGCTTTCCTGCTTCATCATCCTCGCAAGAAGGTCGGCTGGAACGCCGTACTTCTCAGATGCCGCTAGGATGAGGTCTTGGCTCATTTTGGAAAGAACGCGTCAGCGGGGTTGCCTTGAGGGGCAGCTTGAGTCTCGGCAGGCGCTCCTCCAAAGATGGCTGGACGAGGTACCGAGAACGAGTTCTTGGGATTACGCCTAGAGTACTCCGCTATAACATCAGGGTGGTAGCCTCCAACAAAGCCCTTCAGCCGCCCCTCAACCTCACTAAGCACCCGCTCCCAACCCGTAAGAATGTCCTGATCAGACATGAACTTACCTTGCTGAAGCTGCTGAACGAAGCGTTTATTCTCTTGGTCGGTGACCGCTAAGCCTGACTGAGCCTGTAAGAGCTTGTTAGTCACGGCCCTAACCGCCGACCTAAGGTCCTTGCCTTCCTGACTCAGCAGCGGCGTGGGGACCAGTCCCGCAGCAGTTCCGAACCCAGGAACGTCTCCCTCTAAATTTCCTCGGGCACTCCTCTTCAAGCCAGCCTTGTCAATAAGGCGATTTACCTCCTTGATTCCCTCAAGAGTTGCAGGAACCATTTTGGTCTCCAGCTCCTTACCGAGCTTCTCCGTATCGTTACTCAGGCGCTCGGCAGGCTTCGACCCTGGAGTTAGAACCGTTATTCCAGGCGCGGATGGCTGAGGCCTATACGGGCTCACAGGCGCTCCAGCGCCCGGTTGGGGTACGGGTACAGGCCCGCCCGCTTGAGGGGCGCTAGAGGGCTGTAGAGGGGCCGCAGGGGCTCCCGTAGGCGGCGCAGCCCCCGCACCCGGCGGAGTGGCTTGAGGGAACGCTCCCTTCTTGTTGACAAGAGTGGTGGACCCATCGGCGTTCGTACCAAGAACGAGATACCCGTATGCGATCCCCTCGGCTATATCATGGGGCATCCCCATGTTGATCAATTCCCTCATTTTGCGGTTGGCGTCAGTGGCCTCTGGCTGCTTCGTACCGCCGAACTGCTGAGACGGCCCAGTCGGCCCAAGGTTCGCGTCAACCCACACTTTCTCGGGACGACCAGTCTGCTCGTTGTACCGTTCCACGAGCTCCCACTTCGGCACCCTGTTCTGCTGCTGAAGTATGCCCTCCAGACCCTTCATGCTGACAGCCGCCGCAGGCCCACCGAGAGTCGTGCCCTTCATGTAGTGACCCAACAACTCAGGTCGGGTAAGAGGTCGCTGCCGCTGAGTGGACAGACCCTGGGAAGCCTGCGCCGCGTCGGCCTCATCGATGCCTGGAGCCTGAAACGGCTTGACCTCAGTCTTGCCCTCCACCAGCGGCTTCATCCACTCTTCAATAGCGCTCTGCTGACGCTTGCGAAGGTCGCCGATACCCTGGGAGGCCTGCTTGCCGAGCTGCTGTCCGGCGTAGGCCGAAAAGCCCCGCTGGATGCCCTCAGCCATACTCGGGCGAATCCAGCGATTCCCGACCATCTTGCCTTGGTCACGGTCTTCGCCAAAGACGCCCCGATTGAGCATGGCGTCTGCGAGTGCCCGCTTGCGGGCTAGATCAGCAGCCTCCTCTTCGTAGTCAGCGTACTGCGGCTGACCCGGATTGGGGTTGAACATCTTTGGAAAGAAGGCCATTAGAAGAATCCTTTCCCGACGCTACCACCGATGCTGGAGCCAATGGACGCCCCGAGCGGCCCGCCAAACATCGCGCCACCGACACCGCCAATCAATGAGCCGATGCCGCCGCCGAAAGAGGACGACTGGGCCTGCTGACCATTGTAGGCGTCCATCGCAGCCCCGTATTGATCCTTGGAGGCTCCGTAGTAGTTGACGCCCTGCTGATTGCTGGCAGGCATGAACGACGGCATTGTGGGCATCCCAACCTGTTGGCCGGTCAGCAGCGCGTTCATTTCATTGAGGCTCATGCCCCGCTTCATGGCCTCTTCAGCGATGGCCTGCTGGCGGAGCTGATTGGCGTAGTTCGCGCCCTGCATTCCCTGATTGAAGTTCTGGCCGCTCGCCGCGAGCTGTTGACGGAACTGCTGCTCCTGCGCAGAATTGCCAAACTGACCACTCTGAAGCATTTGCTGGAACATCTGCTGCTGAGCTTGGTTCCCGAACTGTCCGCTGGCGAGCATCTGCTGGAACGCTTGCTGCTGAGCTTGGTTCCCGAACTGGCCCTGATTAATGTCCATGCCCTGCAACCGCTGAGCTTCTTGTCCACCGCTGATGATAGAACCAAGATTCGCTTGGTCGTAGGCATCGGTCTTGCTACGGTTGAAGTTCGCCATCTCCCGAGCGAAGGCCGAGCTCCCTCTAGTGATGCCCCGGTTTGCGAGCTGGGTTTCTAGCTGCTGTTGCTTCTGGTTCCACTGAGGATCAAGGCGGGAGGCCTGCTTTCCGTACAGAGCGTTTTCAGCCCTGGACAGGTAGTCGCCAGACCCACCCACTCCGCGCTGGATGTTGCCAGCGTTGCCGAGTCCAGACTGGATTCCCTGGCCCGCGCCCTGAACTCCGCTCTGGATGCCCTGCCCGCCCGTGACACGCTCATTGGTCGGAGCCTGTCCATACCCCGGCATCTTGCTCCAGTCGAACGGCTTGCCGTACTCGTCCTTCACACGATTCATGAAGGAGCCAGCCAGCTCAGAGCGCTGGTTCTGCAGACCCTGCTGCTGGTCAAGCGCCTTCTGGGTGTCCGGAGTAAGGTTCGTGTTCTGAACCCACCGGGTAGTGGTCAGGCCGGTGGCGGGGTCAATGTCCTGCTTCGCCTGCCAGCTCTGGGATCCCCACGGCGTATTGATGTCTGGGCGATTGGCCCATGTGTTCCTGGTCGCGGCTTCGTTGGAAGACTGGGCGGTCTTCTCAGCGGCAGCGGTGTAATCAGGCGGCGGTGGTGGATCTGACTTCTTTCCCATATCGGGCCTCCAGCCAGCGGCAATCCTCTCGCCGCATGGTCATTAGTAACAGCGCTCCATCTGGATGCGCCCCAATCAGCTCATTTTCAACTTTGAACCCAAGTCGCGTGTTAAAGCGAATTGCGTCCGTGTTACCACTCGGCACGAGGCCAATGACCATATTGCACTTCAAAACTCTGAACGGGTAGTCAAACGCCGCGAACAGCATCGACTTGGTGACCCATCCAGGCTCACCTGCGACGTGCATATGAACGCTGGCCCGGTTGAACCCGTCGTAACCTATAACCCCAACGATCTGACCATTTACGATGTTGCCGATGCACTTAATGGCCGGGGTTGGAATGTAGTCAATCTTCTTGCAGAGCCAAGAAGCCAGTACGTCTTGATTGGCGGTATGGATCACAGGATACCTCCCTGCTCCACAACGATGACGTAGTTCGTGAAGACGGTTCCGGGACGGCCCCTGATACTCAGCCGGAGGCTAGAAAAGTGACCAAGTCCGTTCGTCCCGGCCCATGCCTTGTATGAATTAGCCGCACCAGCCCAGACAGCTTGGTCCCACACCGCCTCGTCCCACCGAGCCAGAGCGTCAGTGACGTATCCCGGGGATCCCGATACCGAATTGAACGACCAGTCCGTATTCACCTGCACCTTGATGGAAGGTGCGGTGGATGAAATGAAGTACGGCTGAACCATGATGTACCGCTTCAGCATTGAGGGGTCGCCGCATGGAACCCATGCCGTCTGAACCTGACCCTCTAGCGTAAGGCCGGGAGTGCCGTCAATCGCCTCGCCGTCGGTATCTCCAACGAACCCCTCCGCCACCACGCCCAGTTCATCACCAAAGTAAAGCTGATTGTTGAAGAACTGACAAGTGTGCATGACCATGCCCTTCAGCCATGCAAATCCGTTGCTGTTAATCTCGTAGACAAGCTGCTGATCCGGAATGCCGCCCTGATTCGGAGCATTGATGAATATCAGTTGCTCCGAAAGCAGATACCGAACTTCCCAGTACGGCGCAGTCAGCGTGGCCGTGACCCTAGATGCGAGGAACTGGTTGATCTTGCCAGCGGCCTGAGCGAAGTCCCGGAACTTGCCGGCGAACTGCAACAGCTCAGACAGAAACACCAGACCTCGAGTAGTCACGATTACGATGTCGCCACCGTACTCGCTGAAGAACCTGCGACCAACCGGGGGCCGACCATAGAACCACCGACCCACCATCGTGAACTGCTCAGCCACGTCCGGGTCGGTGCCTTCGTAGATTAGGAGGTCGCCGCCAGAAGCAAGAACGACCAGCTTGTCGTCGATGCCGTTGCCGCCGTCCATCGTCCAGGTAGACAGCGCCTCCAGACGCCCGCCATTGGGGAACAGCGCCCCGAAGTCGAACATTCCCAACGTACCAGAGAACTGTCCAGGCGGAAGGTAGTAGGCGACCGTGGAATCATTCTTGATGAACCACAGACGACCCTTCCAGACCGTTATAAAGTCAAAGTCCTCTGGAGCCGTGGTGTCCAGGTCAGGAAACTCAATCTGGTTGGCCCCTGCTCCTATGGTAATCTGAGTCCACACGCCAGCAGAATACGTCCAGTAGCCTGAACCATGCGACACGACGCAAAGATAGGTTCCACCGTCCGTGGAGAAGTTTACGAACGACACCCGCCCAGAAACTGTCTGTCCACTGAACGTCGTGGACAGCGTGGGTGCGCCCTTGACCGTAACGTCCCAAATCTCGTCATTGGCGAGGGCCGCGAACAGCTTGGCGTCAGCCGGACCTGTCTGGGGCGTGTAGTCCATCAGCGTCTCTACCGTGAACGGCGGTAGGGCGTCTTGATGAACGCGCCAGCCCTTACGAAGCTCCACCCCATACGGGCGCGGGATGAGGTTCGTAAGCGACACCGCATCCTTCGGATCCTGCTCCGTGATAGGATTGCGGTAATTCAGCCCTGCTACGGGGGCGGGAAAGTTGAACGACTGGTTGAACCTAGTCGTCGCAACCCTGCGACCGTACCTCGTACGAGGGACTACTTTCTGAAGACCCATTTACATCGGCCCGCGACCATACCCAGTATCTGGCAGGTTCGCGAGACCGATGTACGGGAAGCCAACATCCCGAGCAAGGGTCAAGACCGGAGCCGCCGTAGACTGGTCGATCACCTGCTCGATCCTTCGCTGGTAGTCCAGCTCGGCGGCGGCAGTATCAAACCCCTTCGCGGCCAAGAACTTGACGCGGCCGAGAAGTAGGATGGCAAGGCCGTCAAGAATGAAGGTGTCGCCATTCTTGGAGGCAGTATTCTTGTAGACGCTCGGGTTGTCGCCATCAATGATGGTTGCGCCCGATACGTACATGAACGAGAACTTCGGGTACGTCGCGGGGTCGGTTAGATAAGGCGGGTTCAGCACCCAGAGCTTCCCGCCCCTCAGCTGCCAGAAGAACGTCAGCTGGGGAACCCAGTTACGGACTTGGTACATCCGCCACGACTGGTCAGACACCGGCCCCATCGCTGGAAGCTGAGTGCTGTTGTTCCACTGCGTCTGGTCAACGAAGTACTGGAAGTCAACCGGAAAGTCGAACGCCTTCTCTTTCTGGCCCGGCGAGTCTCCGAAGATTGGAATCTCACCTTCCACGACCAGCGGACGCCACTTATAATCGCCAAAGATTTCTTGGTTGGCGTCGTTAACGTGGGCGATGATCTGGGCGTAGATTGGGTCGGTAGAGCCTGCCGGATCGTTTGACTCCGGCAGGTTCGTACGCTTGCAGATGCCGTTCACCACATCGGCCAGATCAATCTGGTTGAAGAAGTTCGAGAATGTGGTGACGACGGGCATCTTGGCTCCTTACTTCTTGACTGCGACCGCAGGCCTCGGCTCAGGTTGCGGCTTGTCCTCGGCGCGGGCCGCAAGCTGAGCTTCCAGCTCTTGAATGCGCCGAAGTAGGGTTTCGCCGCTGGTCGCCGTATCCAGCCACGCTTTCGCTTTGGCCTTCAACTCGTGAGCGCCCATGAAGCGGCCCGAAATGCCGTCGTTGAGGTTGGCGAGCTGCTCCACCGTCTTGACGTTGAAGAACCCGAACTCTTCGACCTGAGCCGGCGTGAGGAACGGCACGACGCCGAGCGGGGTGCCAATGACTTGATCCTGGCCCGCCTTGAACTTGTTGTAGAGCTCGCCGAAGCGCACAATGTCCTGCTCCCAGACCGGGCGCTGGATGATGTTGTGCTTGTCACCGGGGATCATGATTTCGACGTACTCGGTGTCCTCGTAGATGGCCCTGTTCGCTTCTGCCGACCTGTCGGGGTTCAGCCGAGGCTTCATGTAGAACCGAACGTGCAGGTTCTTGTCCATCGCAAAGCGATTGGAGTCCCAGTTGCTCATGTTCTGCAACTGCTGATCAAACTTGTTCCAGTCGGTGGGTGTTGAGTTCTGCAGGTTTTCGACCTGCTGAGCATTGAGGGCCATATTAATTATCCTTTTGAGGTTACGACGGTGGTAGAGCACATCACTTCTTGGGGGCGGGAACCGCCTCCTTCAAAATCGGCACCAGCGCGAGCCAGCTACCGTCTTTGCACTGATCGGGCGCCTTAACGTCATAGGTGCCCTTCATGGCCGCGCACAGCTCAGGCTTCGTCTGCGCGATGGTGGCGGCGGGAAGGATAACGGGGCCGAGCAGCAGAGCAGCGATGCCTTCGGCGATAAGCAAAAGCGGGTTCATACAAAACTCCTGACAGGGTTGGTTTGGGCGATTAGAACGATTTCGTCAAACGTGATGGTGGCAGTTCCGGCCGGTACGCTTGCGCGCAAGTCGTACGTGGCGTCAACGTCGGTGTAGTCGAAGGCCGCGAGGTTGAAGGCCGTCGTGTTCGCTGCTCCACTTGAACTGGCGCCCACGACGAATGAAGTAGGCGCTCCGTTCTTAAAGAGGCGGATGATCGTGTCGGCGTTGTTCGGGCCAGACAGGAAGCCGCTGACTGCGAACAGCAAGGTGGATCCCGCCACCCCACCGAGGGCGCGAGTCACGCTGCCTGCGCTAAGGTTCGCGGTAAAGAATCCAGGCGTCGCTGTGACGATAGCGTCAAAGGGCGCGATGACCTGAGGCGTCGTGGTCAGGTTAAGGACGACAGGCGTCGTAACCTGGATCGCTCCATACCCCGGCGTGACGCTGTCCACAAAGTCCTTGATAATTTGGCGCACGTCGCCGGCGCTGATCTCCTGCGTCGTGTTGTCGGGTAGCGTTGCGTCCGCCTGCGCGAGCAGCTCCAGCATCGACTTAATGGTCATGGCTCGAAGCCTCCCTCGTCGATGGCCTGCGCGATCAATAGAAGAATTGCCCGCAGCTTCGCAGGCGTGATTTCCTGCACCGTGTTGTCGGGCAGCAGCGCGTTGATCTGGTTACGGACTTCGTCAAGGGTCATGAGAATGCGTCCTGATCAAAGCCGTTGTTGAAGGCGTGGACATCAACCGGATCTGTTACAGCGAGGCAGAGCTTGCCGATGACACTAAGCGGGAGGCCACCCGGCGCCCATGAAATAGCGTCGCCCGCGTCAACTGCGACACCGTTAGCCGTCATCGGGATGCCTGCGACGTGATGCGCAATCGAACCAAAGAAGTCAACTACGAGGGCGCCACTGAACGTATACGGCAGACCGCCGACCCACGCCTCTGCCGTGTAGCCCGAGGCGAAAGCACCGACAACAAGCGAGCCTAGCTCGCCTGTCGGGGTGCCGCCGTTGAACTTCGGCAACGGGAAGTCCGCGACGCTGAGCGCCTTGATTCTTCCCGTGCCGTCAAAGGCGAGAACGCCTGAGTTCATTAGACCGGCGCTGCGTTCGCTGCCGTCGCCGAGCCAAACACGGACTGACCAGTCGTGATTGACACGCCGCTGCGGTTGACAAAGCCCGTCTCGACTGCCGCGCCGTTTGCGACTGTACCCGTTGCCGTCACAGTCTTCACGGGGAAGCCTGTGAATGCGGGGCCAGCGCCCGCGTCACGCGAACCACCGTTGCCCGCCATCGCGAGCCCGACTGCAAGCTCGTCGTACGGGTTCGGCAGACCGTTTACGTCACTGCGCCCGCCGCCGATGTAGACCAGCGTCGAGTCAGTGGCCGCGACGAGCCCCGGCTTCGTAACACCGGGAACATAGTCATCGCTGAAGCCCGCCGCTTGAATCGAGGCGGGGGCCGTCGGGCCAATGATTGGCGGGGAACCAAAGCCGATGCCGGTTTGAAGGGCTCCGGTGCTGAGATTCGTCGGGTCGGCCGTGTACTCCGGATGACCGTCAACGTCGAAGGCAAGGGTGCGTCCACCAAACGGCGAACCCTTCGGCCCCGACAACGGGTCCATCATCACTGCACGACCTTGAGACGGGTTCGCAGCGTTCTGAACTGCGCTTGCGCCTGGAAGGGATGCTGCCATGTACTTCTCCTGATGAAAAAGGGCCGTAGAAGGGGTCTTGGACCACTACTACGGCCAAGACCCCACCACAGGGTTACGCGGACTCCAGACGCCCTTGGAACTGGGCTCCCGAAGTTGTCAGGTTGCCAGCCCACGCCAGGATCTGCACCTCGGCGTCCTGGTTGATTGCGTAGCGACGGTTCGGCGAAAGCGGAACCATGTTACGCGCCGAGTGCGGACGCAGGAAGATGTACTTCGTGTTCAGCATGAACAGCGTCTTGGCCGGGCAGAACCCGCCGATACCGCCGTCCAGGACCACGTCCGCGGTCATGTACTTCAGCGTCGGGAAGCCGAGCTGGCCCACCGTCGGCTCCGTGAAACGCTGCTGAGCTTGCAGCGACGCGACGTACAGACCCCACATGATGCTGTCCATGGGGATGAGGTCCGGCCGGTCGTTGCCGCGAACCAGTTGCGCCCACAGCGCGTTCATCGCGCCTTGGATCGTCGAGCTGGTCAGGGCCGGCGACGGCTTGCTGTACTTCGACGCCCAGAAGGTCCAGGTCGCGCGGTCGATGCCGCCGTAGGTTCCCGTGGACGGGTCCACCGGCACCGCAGCGTTCAGGCCCGTGAGCTCCTTGCCGCCCGAACCCGAGCCGTCGGCGTAGACGCCAGCGGCCAAGAGGTTCGCCATCGTGCTTTCCGCGACGCCAATGCGACCTTCCATCAGGTCAATCATTTGCTCACGGCCAGCGTTCTGGAGCTGCTCCAGGCCGGACATGATGACCGGCACGGCGAGCTGCTTGATCTGGTACTCGGCGGCGCTGATGACGTCAGCAGCGGCGACGGGCAACAGGTCGTAGCCCGAGTACCATCCGCCGTTGGCGTTCTGCGCGAACGACAGCTCTTGGTAAATCACGTTTCCGCCGGAGAACGGCTTCTGGTTGCCGTTGAGCTCCAGCTTCTTCAGCAGGGCGTTGTTCTTGGTCACGTTGTCCGCGATTTCGCGGGTACGCGACTGGATCGTCGTGGCGACGATGTCAGATACGTTGGGGAATGCCATTTAAGACTCCAAAGTTGGGTTGAGTTTCGTGCTTCTCTCGACCGTTCTCAGAGACGATCCCCAGCGGTATCGAACGCCGACGCGATAACAGAGCGAAGATTTGAGGGATCCACCTGATGGGTGACCGGCTCGCCGGATCCATTGATGGAAGAACTCGCTTCACGTGCTGCCGCTGCCTTCTTCGAAACGCTCTTGGAGAGTTCCACTGCCTGTCGGTCCAACAAGACCTGTCTCGTTTCCGGGTTGGCCCAGACCGCCTTATCGTAGGCGTCCTGAAGGTCCTTGGCCCTTCCCGCTTCGAGTAGCGTCGCCATGTCAAGGCGGACGTCTCGATAAAACTCATTCTTCGGGTCGCTGGCGAACGTTTCCAGCTCCGTTCTCAAATCTGCTACAAACTTCTCCTGCTGGTTCTGGTTGCCCGACTCCAGCGCCGCTAGACGCTGTTGTAGAGCTTGAACCTGCGGGTCGACCGGCTGTTGAGCGGGCTGCTCACCCATGATCAAGGCGCCGAGGGCTTGAACGTCCACTCCGTAGTACGAGAGGATTTCATAGGCCCGCTGAGCCTTGTCAATCGGTGTGCCGTAGCGGAGGACAGCATCTGTCTCCAGCAGCTTACTCACGGCAGTCTTCGCGTCCGTACCGGCAGCACGGAAGGTGTGCTGATACGGGGCCACGATTTCGTTGATTTCCCGGCCGAACGATGCGTCCTTGGTGGACTGGTTCAGGCCACGAGAAATCTCAGCTTCACGACGGTAGATCTCCGCACGAATCGTGGGGTCAACCGACGCCCACTTCTCACGAGCGGCAGGCTTCCAGCTTCCTGGAGCCTTCTCCAGCTTCTGATCCGCCATGCCATCGGTGGGCGGGGGCGGCTCTTTCGGGGTGCCGCCCTCTTGAGGGGCCAGCGATTTGTCGGCCGGAGATTCGACTGGAGGCGGCGACTCGTCGCCCTTCGATTCGGGCTCCGTAGATACGGCTGGCGGCTCAGAGGGCGGCGAAGCCTCTGCTACTTTCTGTTCGAGTTCCGGCTTCTCTTCTTCAGAAACCGAAAAGGCGCTTTCAAGTGCGTCGCGGATACCCATTATCTCTTCCGTGTGGTGAGTTCGTGAATGGCACGTTCAATGTGCTCTCTCTTGATCGCAGAGCCCTTACCTTGAGTAAAGTACTCCGCCCTTTGCTTCGCGGACTTGTCCCACGTGGACTGAAAGTCGTCCATTGTGGTCAGCCCGGTTTGCTTCATGAACTCACGGTGCTTCGTACGGCTGGACAGGTCCTCGCCGTTCGGCCCACGAGTATTCGTGTAATGCCGGTCATTCCACAGTACGCCATCAGCCGTATGAGCGTTGCGGGCAGGCGCCTCGTACTCAGGCGTCACTTCCACAAGCTCTTGGCGAGCGCTGTCGTAGATGTACCGGCGACGAGCCACTACTTCTTCTCCAGCTTGACGTGCTTCTCGAGCGTGGTCTGCTCGACCTTTTCGTCATGGGTCAGGTGAGGCTTCTTCGCTGGAACGAGTGCAGCTACCGCCGCATCGTAATCAGCGCGGGTCATGCCGCCGGTTGAGAATCTCCGATCCAACTCAGCCTTGGTGGTCATCGAATACCTCTTGATTGAAGCAGGGTCTCTGCCTGTTGACGGCAGTTGTCTTCGTAGGCTCCAGCGTACACGAGATTACCTTGTGGATCCTTGCAGCGCCATGAAGTACGTGTGAACGAAATGGTGTACGGCCAGTCGGGGGCAGCAAGAGTCGTGATTGTTTCTGTGTACGGCTCTACTACATATCCGGCTGGTAGTCCCATTTACTCAGTATAGCACTTTACGCATCATATTGCAAGAGCTACTTCTTATCGTCACTCTCTTTTTGCTGCACCGCAGCAAACTCGAGCTGTTGCTGATGCTGCTCCTCGCTGTGGGCCATGTCCTGCTGATGTTCCATGGCATTCGTCGCCATCTTGGTCTGGGCGTTAATCACGTCACCCTCAGCTTTGACGGCGTACTTCTCGCGCAGCGCCGCCATCTCAAGCTGATGCTTCTCCCGAGCAAATTCCATCTCTTGCTGAAGCATCTCCACCTTCGCGCTGTTCATGGCGTTCGAAGCCGCAAGATCAGCTTGGATTTTCGCCATGTCCTGCTGGTGCTTCTGATCGGCCTGCTGAGTCTTCATCTGGTGAATTTGCTCAGACTGCTGCATCTCAGCCTGAACCTTCTGCGCCTCAGGATCTGGCTGCGGGGGCTGAGCCTGCTTCTTCTGAAGCGCCGCCATCGCCGCTGCCGCACCCTGATCGATGATGCCTTCCACGTCACGGGACGCCCTGAAGCCAGCCACCGCGAATTTCAGCAGCCCGAACATCATGGGCGCTGTCTCAGGCGCCTTCTCAGCGGCCATCGCAGCTTTCTCAATGAACTGCGACGCGCCGGTAAGGAACTCCATCCGCTCTTCCTTCTCCCGCTGCCAGTCCACGTCGGTGAACGTGTCGGCGGTGACCAGGATGCGGAACTTCGCGTTGAACTCGTCCTTCAGCAGCTTGATCGCAGGCTCCAGAAGCTGCTGGTCCTCCTGCGGGAACGTTCCGGCCTGACGCAGTAAACGCTCGGGCTGGTAGAACGTGCACATCAGGTAGGCTTTGATGCAGAACACCCGCGAGAAGAAGTACGCCACCTCGTCCTGATGAGCCGTAAGCCGAACAGAGGCATACTGAGCCTTGATCTTCTGCGCCGCTGCGGTTTCACTCGCCGCACTCGCACCTCGGATAATGTCTGCGAGGCCGGTAAGCTCGTAAATCTGCTGTTTGATCGTGTCACGGGCCTGATTCAGCTGCTGAATCACGGACGCAACGTGGTCAACGGGAAGCCAGTCCACGACGCCCTTTAGACCGCCTTTTTCGCTGAAAGCGGCCCATTGGTCCACGGGAATCAGCTGATTCTCCGACGCCTGCTGGAGCATTCGCTGAACGCCGTCGGCTTTCTTGTCGTAAACGCCGACTACCTTACACGCCTGGATCAAATAGCTGATGCGTGTGTTGATAACGTCCAGTTCCTCGTACTGATCCTGACAAAGCAGGTAGTCAGCGTTGGGAATCATGTTCGTTGTCGTCGTTGAGGCGAACAACGGCTTCGGCATCGGGAAAAACTCGGGCAGCTTGAGGAAGTCATTCTTCTCGTCAAGCGGCTTCTTCAGCCCTTTTGCGAGCCAAATGACCTTTTTACTCTTGCGGTCCCAGATTTCGTAGACGCAGCCCTTCTTAAGGACCTGATTCTTCGGGCCAAGCGGATTTCCAGCCGACGAACGGGCGTCCATGTTCCGCGCACCGATCTTGTCAAGGGGAACTTCCTTGAATTCATCGCCAAAACGACGAACCCCCTCGTCACGGCTGAGGTATACCTTCCGTGCGACCCACCAAACCTCCTTCCAAACCCGAGCCGGCGACCACAGGATATCTTCCCAGTAGACGTAGTCCAGCGGGGTGCCTTCGCTCTCGATGGTTTCGACGGTCGTAACCTGACTTCCGGCCTGTACTTCGGCCACGCCAGTCACCGCCTCGTACCGTTGCCAGACCGTGCCCATGCCGGGGATCAGCCTGTCAAGGATTACGGCCTTGAACACCTCGTCGTACGAGTCGCTTTCCTGGAGTTCATACTCCAAGTTCCGCTCAAGGATCTTGGCCGCGACGCGGGCAACATCATCATCGGGGTCCTTGAAGCGGCGCACCACCTCAGGCTTCGGCAGCTTGGAGTAGAGCGCCGCCTTCATGATGTTGACGTTGCTATGGAAGAGATTGAAGCGTCGGCTGGACTCCGAGACACGCCCGACGTCCGTAACGCCTCGCTCGTCCAAGTACCGCCCAACGATCTGGTTCCCCCGCTTGTGGAACCGCTGCATCTCCTTCTCAGCGGCGATCAGCTGGGTTTGCCAGAATTGCTGACGTTCTACTGGGGTCCTCGTGCTGCCCGAGTAGGAGTCAACTGAGGTGGACGGCTGTGTGGTGCTCATTCTCCGGTCGCCTCGTCAATGGCTTTCTCAATCTGCCCACGGCGACCACGATACGACCGAGCCGCGTTCCCCGCCCCACCTGTTCCGAGCATTCCGGGCTTCGGCTTTTCAGCCGCCTCCTCCCGAGCCCACTTCCTGCCGGTAGAGCCTCCGTGCTCCTTGCGCTCTTCCTTCGACCACTCAGCCGACGGCGGGGAAGCCTTATGACCCTCTGACTCCTCCTTGTCAAGCCAGCGCATGAGGCTCGCCAAAAGACCGGGCTTATCCATTACTTTCTCCGATTCTTACGTTCGTACATCTGATAATGGGGAATGTCCCCCATCCACTTTTTCTGCTCTTGCTCAATTTCTAGATTTGATGCGCGTCCCTTGGCCCGAATTAGGCCTCCCATGATGGCCAATTGAGCATCGTTAATCGCGCCGGGAGAAGGCGCCGCTCCACCCGTTACAGCTTCGTAAAGTCCTCTGGTAGCGTTCCCACGACCTACCGGGTAGTAGAGATGCTCATCGAACTTGTTCGCGTAAGGTCCAGATCTATCTAGTGACTTCTGCCTCAACGCTTCAATCATGGCCGCAGTCTTAGCGTCAGGGACGTACTCACCAGCCATTACTGTATCCTTCCAATGAACTGACGTGAGTGCTGCTCGTGGTCCTGCCATAGCGCCTCGAGCGTGTACGCGGGCGGAGGCAGGGAAATGATGCGTGACGGCTCTTTCGGGGCGGCGAGCACGGCGGGCTCAATCGCCAGAGCCATCTGCCGTATCGCGTCGGCATAGTCCGAAGCCCAGTTGTGAAGGGGCTTGTCCATGTACCGCTTGTTCTCTTCGTCGTACTTCTTCTGGTAGACCTTGAGGGCCTCAATTCCTAGATAGCACTTCTCAGCGTCGAAGTGGCAGCGCCTCAGCATCTTCCGGGTGGCCTGGATCCCGTCCTGCAGGTCCAGGCGCGGTACGATGTCGCACTTCAGCTGGTGGTCATACGCGAGCTGCTCAATAACCGAGCGCTTCGTGGCGAGTGTCTTGGCCTTCGCGTCGTGGGGCAGGAAGTGAGTGTCGTAGTCGTAACCGAACTCCTCCTGCTTGAGCCGCAGCACGTCCACGAAGTGATCCACGTCCTTGCCATTCGCCGCGTAGACGTCCAGTACCCGGATCTCCTTCGCCACCTCCTGGCCGAACCAGATCACGGTGTTGTCGGAACGTCCAATGTCCCAGTAGGTGTTGACCTTGAACGAGGGCTCCAGCGGCACGGAACCAATCCGCCCCTCGTTGGAGGCGACCTTCATCTCAGAGCCGTAGTACGCCCCGACAATCGCAGCCTCAAAGTCGCATTCGTACTCCTGATTGTACTGGTCCTCCGTCATGCTCTTGCGAGCGTCGGCCAGCTCCTCGGGGTCGATGATGCCTGTGTTCGACGCCTTCAGCTCCATATAGAGCCAGTCGGCGTCGTTCTTCGCCTGCTCCCGGACGTCGTAGAAGGCGTTGTGTCCCTTCGGGGTGCCAATGAACGTGGCCCACCCCCGTCGGTCACTCAGCAGCGGGCGGATAACGCTCCCCCAGATCCCAGGGTTCATGTCTGCGAACTCGTCCAGGATGCACCCGTCCAAGTAGATGCCCCGCAGAGAGTCAATGTTGTCCGCTCCAAAGAGCCGGATCAGGCTCCCATTGGCGAGCGTCACACTGAGCTCGGACTCCAGAACTTTCGTCTGTACGCCCGCCGTCCCCTTCTTCAGGTAGTCCCACGCGATCATCTTCGCCTGACCGTAGAACGGCGCGATGTACGCATACCGCGCATCGGCCTTTCTAGTATAGAGCGCCCTCGTGACCGTGTCGTTGACGACCGCTACCGTCTTCCCCGCTCGGCGGTGGGCGACGATGCAGCTCCACCTCCGCCCTCGCTCGTGGTACGGCAGGAACTGAACCCTCGGCTCGTAGTCCTGCCGGGAAAGGAAGTCACTCATCCAGCGCCGTCCGGGGTAGCACTAGCTGAAGAGCGCCCTGGACATTGGAGTCCACCTGTTGGGGAAGCATACGGGCGTGAAGCTTGTAGAACTCGGTGGGGTTCTGATCCGCCCAGAGTGCGAAGCGGGGAACCCCTCCAATCAACTCGAAGGCCGTGTGGAAGGCCCGCTCGACGTTCTTACGGCCGACGCTGCGTGGAACTGGGTACGGACGGGTCCGCTGCGCCAGAGCCTGGAACGTTTGATCCATTTCCTGCTCAGCTAGAGCTTCATACTCCTGCTGTGTCAGGACTTGGACTTCTTGCTTCATTGGAGCTGTCGCCATACGCGCATAGTACCATAGGAGGGGATCGGAATGCAAGAGGTGGACTCCATGTAGATGGTGCGGTGCAGCAAAGGCTCGGTACTCAGCACCCACACCTCAGCACCCACACCTCAGCACTCCGTGCGGATTTTGCTCAATCCATTGGCTGCCGGATGAGTGTTATTATTTGCCCCCTCCCCTGCCCGCGTCGTCCCCTCCCCGATCGCCCAGACTGGGCATCGTCGGCGTCCGCCCAGAATGGGCATCATCGGTCATCGCCCAGAATGGGCGGCACCACGATGGGGCGCACCAAGACCGAGCAGCACCATGATGGTGCGCACCGCGATGGTGCCGTGTGCAATCACTTACACTGATACCCCTCCGCGCTCCGGGGTTATCAGTGTGGTCGCTTACACTGATACCCTAGTGCGACGTGGGGCTATCGAAGTGGTCGCTTACCCTCAATACCCTACTGCGACGGAGGGGTATCGGCGACGCTGGCACGGTCCTTTCCAATAGGCTTGACCTATCGCTGAGGGCGGCGCGATAGCCGTCGGCGTCTGGCACGGTCCTTGCCCTAGCAATCTTCGTGCCAGCTACCGATCTAGAATTAGTGGTCCCCCACTAATATATTTCGGCCAGATTCTGGCACGCGACCCCGTTTGACCTTACACTACGCTTGTTGCGTGGTTCGGGGGCAGTCGCCTACCGGCGCAGCGTCTAGGGTACATCATGGCTAAGGCCAAATCTGCAGTCACCGCTCCGGCAGCCGCCGAGCGTATCACGGTCGGCGTTGCGCGCGCGACCAACTTCGCGAAGACGGCTAACCCGTCCGCGCTGGAGCCCGCCGGCGTCATCAAGACGGCGAAGGGCGAAAACGTCAAGCGCGTCCGCGTTTACGGCTACGACAACGGAGCGCAGGGCGGCCGGGTCAACAAGGCCGCCGTCGTCCACGTGGTCCCCGGCACGACCGGCCTGCCGAAAGGCGTTACCGCCGGACAGTGGGACAAGCTGGTCGCCCAGTCGCCCGCCACGGTGGAGAGCCTCTACGCTAACGAGGTCACCGCGCGTACCGTGCGTCGCGCGTACCGCGCGGGCTTCATCCGCTTCGTAGCCTAACGCGGAGGGGGAGGGGAAACCCTCCCCCGCTGACATGTCGCTCATCCTCTTCATCGCCCTCTGGGTCTTCCTCCTCATCCTCACCACCGACTAGGTCAGCGTCCCGCTCCGGCGGGACTTTGATTGACCTGGACTGATGACCTCAGACCTGAGCACGGAGGTCATGGTTCCGCGCGACCTATAAGGATCCGGCTCACCTATAAGGAACGGAGTGGGAAGGGCTCTCTGCTCCGTGCGCCTCCGCCTGGATTTGGGCACTATTTGCGTCGCACTCCGCCCGGTTTGCCGGAGTATGGAGGTGATATCTGTGCGAAGCGTCCCTACCCCCCACCCCCCCCCACCCCATGCCAGCCTGTCGGCCCCAATATTATTCAAGTTTCTTTATACTCTATTAGGGAGTTTATGGGGTGTAGGGGTGTAGGGGAGGAAATTCCCCTGTAAAAACAAGCACTTAGACAACCCCCCATATGGGGTGTATCAAGGGGTGTAGCATGGGGTGTATCCTCTCAGAACTTGGGCCGGTCGGCATGCTCATGGAACTCCCACTGCGAAGCTGGAATGACGTAAGGCTTGACTAGCCCTGCGGTGACACGATCTGCCTTTCGCCACCCGAGTGCGTAGAGCTTGGCCTTGATGGGCTTAGTGACGGTGTTGTTCCCTATGTCCCGGTCGCTGTATCCGGCCTGCCGCATGACATCAGCGAATTTGAACGCATAGAACTCGCCGTCGTTGTTCTTGCTGGTGTGTATCAGCTGTGACCGAGTGCGGAGCAGTTCGATAACAGCATCGTGCATGTCGTTGCTGATGGCGTACTGGTTCACACCTGAGTCGAACACGGCCATCACCTGGGACACATCCGTACCGCCGATACCGTACAGATGCATCGCCTCAGCCCAGAGCTGCTCGCGATCCTCCTCAAGCTTCTTGAACTGAACCTGCCGCATTTCCGCCACGACGTAGCGTCTGTACCCCGTTGGATCCTCCGGCAGGAAGTGTGGTGAGTTCGTACTCCCGTAGAGGACGCACCGCCGCTTGAAGATCTGCTCTGTACGCCCGTAGGGTGGACGGAAGATGTCGCTAGGCGAACTGATGATTGCCTTCAGCCCCTCGATGTCCCGCTTACCCATAACCTCAAGCTCTTCGAAGTTCACACACCATCCCTTGTGGAACAGCGCCTTGAAGTCCTTGCCATCGTCGGTGTGCATCACAGGTACGACGTCGTCAAGCCCGAAGAGTATGCGCGGGAGGCTGGACTTGCCGACGCCCTGCGGCCCATGGAGGATAAGCATCCAATCCATGAGGCACCCCGGCTCGATCTGGCGCTTGACCGCCCCGACCAGGAACTTAGTGCCAGCTTCGCGCACCAGAGGCGTGTCGTCGGCACCGATGTAGTCTATCAGCCACGTTGCGAGGCGGGGCTTCTTGTCCCACTTGAGCTTCCGCAGCCACTCTACGCGCGGAGACCTTGCGTCCCGGTTGGCAATCTGGCTGATGGCCTCGCGAACATCGTTACGGGACGCCTTGGGAATGCTGAGGTTGCGCTGGATGAAGTTGAGTACTTCGTTGGCATCGCTCTCATGCATCGGGTTATCCCCGTTCATGATGCTGATGTTGTCGATGTTGTACCAGAACTGACCAGTGAACGCGGGGTGCTGAGCTATCAGGGTGTGGACGTTGGTGGAGTTGGGGATGATCTCCTGGCGCTGTTCCCCACGAGCGGCGTTGCCCCGAGTAACGGTGACGAGGCCGTACTGTTCAATGAGGCGAGGCGGTGGCTCAACGACATTAGGCCGACCGTTGGCATCCATCGGCTCCGGTAGCAGAGCCTCAAACTGATCGGCGGACTCCCACTCGACTATAAGGTCGTCGATCTTCTTGTTACGAGGTGGTACGCGAACCTCCACCCGCAGGCCCATGTCCAGGATGAGGCTAAGCATCCCGCCGTAAGCCGTCTGGATGTGGAACTTACGATAGTCGCCATCCGGCACGACTATAAGAACCTCGGGCTTCTTGCGCTCTAAAGCACTGACGATGTACGGGTGAAGGTTGTTGTCCCCAGCAGCGGCTCGCCAGTTCTGACACCCACCGATGGCGATGGCAGGGATCTTGAGGTGCGCCATGATAGCCGCAGCCTTCTTCTCGCCCTCGGTAATGATGAGCCTGTCGCTCTCCAGCGCCCAGACGTCTGGATGGATGTACGGAATGTTCGCTAGGTTGCCGATCTGTGCGTGACCCGGCTGCTTGTATTTGTCCTTCTTGTCGCGAGGGTCTGCCGTTTCTGGGAGGAACCGCTTGCGCCGGAACATGACCGGGAAGCCGTTGGCATCCAGTATGAGCTTTCCCTGAAGGTCGTAGTACGGGATGGTGTACGACACCTCACCAGTACGGTCCCCGTACGGAGCTTGAGCAGCGTTGGGGATGGCCTTGATGTACTCAGCATTGATGCCGCTGGCTGCGAGGTCCCTGACCATCGCTGCTTCGCTTTGCTGAAAGATTGACTCGGCTGTTACGCCGATGAATGTTACACGACCGCCCTTGTCCTCTGCTGGCCGATGCCAGTTGTACCAGTCATAAGCTGGCTTCGTATTGCCTAGCCTCATTCCGCCCCCGTTTGGAATCTGTATGTGACATCAATCCACTTATTGTTCTTGCTGTCCATCTTCCAAACACGAAGCTTTGAATCTAAAGCGTAGATGTACTTCTTACTTGAGAGTATCTTGAGTGGAGCCGTTGGCCTCGCCATGAACACACCCTGATGGTTGACGCTTTACATTGAGGTTTAGGTGTGGTACTATGCTTGAACACACCCGGTCCCCTCTACTGGGACCACCAGGGAGTCCAAGCTGACCACTTGGGCTCCCAATTTTTCCGATACCTCGATTACGGGGGCAAGTAAGTAGTTTACGCCTGCGGCAAGTCAAATGCAAGCGGACAACAATCCCCGGAATCTACAGCCTCTACGAGAGGGTGCGGAGCGGTTCGGCTATATTAGCCCACACCCGGCCTCACAACTCGCCTTGAGCCCCGTAGACACTTGCGCTGACCAGCGCGTGAGGGTATACTGCCTGTGTACCGCGTGGTACATCACCAGGAGACCAGTATGTCCCAGAAAGACCCCACCATCGTGGCAGCCCTCGACGGCTTCAGCATCGCCATGTTCGGCCGTGCGCGTAGCATCTGTCTGGCGAACCACGAATGCGTCACGTGCGGAGGCCCGGCCATGGAGTTCAAGGACGAGGTCAGCAAGCGCGAGTACCAGATCAGCGGAACCTGCCAGTCGTGCCAGGACAAGCTGTTCAGCGCCCCCGAGGGCGACGCCGACGGCAGCTACGTCAACCAGGACCGCTGACATGGCACTAGCAAGACCATACCGGGTAGAGTACTACCGCAACCGTCGCGGCAGGGCCGAGGTTGTGAAAGTCGGCCACGCGGCAACGATCACCGGAGCGCTGAGGGCTGCGGTGAAGACCATACAGGGCGAGCAGCAGGCCCGGTGGTGTCAGGTGCTCAACGACAAGGGCATCGTCAAGGCGTACATGGAAAGCCGGCTCATGCACCCGAGGGGCCGGAGCAACTGCTACCTCTTCAAGATCGAGACATTCTGATGCAAACCTTCCTGCCATACGCGAGCTACGCACGAAGTGCTCAGGTCTTGGACAGGAAGCGTCTGGGCAAGCAACGGGTAGAAGTGAAGCAGCTTCTCATAGCTATGGGATACCGGGTGGGTGACTCGCCCGGTAATTCCGCCTCCTCGTGGAGGAATCACCCCGCTTGCAAGATGTGGATGAGTTGGCCTTCTTCGCTCGCTGTGTACGGACTGGCCTGTTGCGTGGAGTGGAAGCGTCGGGGCTATGCCGACACGCTCACCGAGCAGTTCGTAGAGCTGCACAAGCGGCTGAAGACGCCCGTCAACCATCCTGACTGGTTGGGCTGGGACGCCTTCCACATCAGCCATCAGTCGAACCTTCTTCGTAAGGACCCGGCGTGGTACGGCCCGCTCTTCATGGACGTACCGCCCGACCTGCCCTACATCTGGCCGACGCCTGAGCTCTACGCGAAGCTCCAGATGGGCTATACGACTGGAATGGCGCAGATCAACACGAGCCACTAGACGCTTGCATTGACCACCGCACGACGGTATACTGTAGTTGCTGTACCCCACCAATCACATAGGAGCCTTACATGAGATTCAATCACCCCGCTACGATGCACGAAGTGAACGTCGCGGCCCCTGCAGTCTTCAGCCGTGAGCAGCACCCGAACCTGCTTCCGGGCTATGAGTTCGTGCCCACGCACAAGGTCGTCACGGCCTTCCTGGACAACGGCTACGGCATCAGCCGCGCGCAGCAAGTCCAGAGCAAGGACCGCTACGGCGCTCACACCGGCAAGCACATCATCTGCTTCCGCCCGGTGGACAGCTTCACGGACCTGGAAGTCGGCGAGTACATCCCCGAGGTCGTATACACGGCGAGCCACGACGGCTCAAGCGCGATGCACCTCTACGGCGGGCTGTTCCGCGTCATCTGCACCAACGGCATGATCACCGGCGAAAAGTGGGTGAGCCACCGCATCACGCACAAGAAGGGTGCCGAGAGCATGGCGCTGGCCTCCGCCGACGCTATCATGGCGCAAATGCCCAACCTCGCGGCCCGCATCCAAGACATGAAGAAGCGGGAGCTGTCACCGGCCGAGCAAGTGGAGTTCGCCCGCCGCGCGATGGCCCTTCGCTGGGAAGACAGCCAGCCGTTCGCCCATGATCAGCTGCTGGCTATCCGTCGCATGGACGATGCCGGGGCGAACCTCTGGCGGGTGCTGAACCGCATCCAGGAGAACATCATGAAGGGCGGCATCAGCTACACCGGCCCGAAGGGTCGCGCCACGGCAACGAAGCCGCTGGAGCGCATCACGGCCGACGTCAGCATCAATCGCGGCCTGTGGGACATGGCCGAAGAGCTGCTCACGGCATGATTCTCCGATTCCTACTGGGCATACTCATCGTGTGCGCGATCCTGTATATGCTCCCATGGATCATGTTCGGGGTGGGTATGCTCTTCTTCCTGATCTCACAACTATGAAACCACGTGACGATTCGTGGATTGACGGAGCACTTGCCGCTATATTCATGGTGGCGGTGCTCGTAGCCGTGGCTCTTCTATGAGCTGTGGTTCTTGCACGATGTGCTGTACGCTCATGGGGGTGGAAGAGCTCCAGAAGCCCCCATGCGCGAAGTGCAAGTACGAGGAAGGGAGGTGCGGCATCTACGTCTCCCGACCACCCTCCTGCCGCGAGTTCAAGTGCCTCTGGCTTGACCTCGTCGGCACGGAGTACGAGCTTCCCAAGGCGATGCGTCCCGACAAGTGCGGGGTCATCTTCGCGGTGGAGTCCAACAACGAATTCATTACGATGAACGTTGACCCGGCCCGCCCGAACTCTGTGAACAACGCTGGCGTGAAGAAGCTTGCATCAAGGCTCGCCGAGGTACACCCGGTCTACTGTAAGATCGGCCTCAAGATGTTCAAAGCTCGCCTACAGACTGAGCCGAAAAAGCCCTTGCCCCCTGACCCCGTTTGAGGGTACAATGGGGGTTGCTGTACCCACCACACATCGGAACATTCACCATGAACCTTGCAGAACTCGCAGCGGTGGCTGACCAATATGCCGCCGTGCGCGATGCTCGCCTTGAGGCGCAGCGCCAAGTTGATGCCATGAAGGAGGATGAGTCAGCCCTCAAGGCGATGCTCCTCCAGAACCTCAAAGAGTCCGGGGCTGGCGGCGTCGCCGGCAAGAAGTACCGGGTCACCCTGAAGTCCAAGAACGTCCCGCAAGTCGCTGACTGGCAGGCGCTCTATGAGTACATCAAGGCCAACGACGCATTCGAGCTGCTTCAGAAGCGACTGAGCCCACCGGCAGTCGTGGAGCGCTGGGAGGCCGCCCAGAACGTGGACGGTGTCATCAGCGTACAGGTGGACGAGCTTTCACTCAACAAACTCTAGGACATCATACATCATGGCAGAAGAGAAGAAGCCGGGAACGGCTGTCGTCAATTGGGCCGACGAAATGGCGAAGTACGCCGTGGCAGTCGCCAAGCAGGAAGCGCCGAGCTCGTCGTACATCAGCCTGCGCTCCGGAGTGCTGAGCTATCAGGGCCAGCCCGTACCGAACAACAAGCTCAACGTGGTCATCCTGGATTACGCCATGGAGAACACGTTCTACGAGGGCAAGTACGACCCGAACAACGTGCGGAGCCCGGTGTGCTTCGCTCTGGGTATGCCCGACGAGCAGGACCTCGCACCGCACGAGCTGTCCGAGAAGCCGCAGGCCTCCACCTGCGCCGACTGCCCGAACATGAAGTGGGGCAGCGACCCCAACGGTGGTCGGGGCAAGGCGTGTCAGGAGCGTCGCCGCTTGATCATGATCCCCGCCACCGCAGCGGAAAGCGCAGACGGCATTCTGTCGGCGGAAGTGGCAATCATGAAGCTGCCAGTCACCAGCGTGAAGGGGTGGGCGGGCTACGTCAACACCATCGCCACGCTCAACCGTCGGCCGCCGTTTGCGCTCATCACACAGATCGGTACGGTTCCCAACGCCAAGTCGCAGTTCAACGTGACGTTCGCAGCGCAGGCCGCGCTCCCGGATGGCGTGATGTCGGCCATTATGCAGAAGCGCGAGGCCGTGCGCTCCACGTTGCTGAAGGGCTACGACCCGTCCAGCGACGAGGCCCCCGCGCCTGCTGACAACGGCAAGGGCAAGAAGTACTGATGTATACCCTCGACTTCGAAACCGAGGGGATCAAGCCGTGGCCGGACTACCCACCGAAGCCGGTGGGTTTGTCCGTGCGGCATCCGGATGGCCGAACTGAGTACCTAGCGTTCGGTCACCCCACCGGAAACAACTGCGGCGAGGAGACGGTAGAAACCTTCCTCAAGATGGTGTGGGACGAGCCGATGCTCTTCCACAACTCGTCGTTCGACATTGAAGTGGCGATGAAACGCTACGGACTCCCATACCCGAAGAACGTTCACGACACTATGTTCATGATCTTTCTGTACGACCCTCACGCTGACACCCTCAGCCTGAAGCCGTCGGCCCTGAGGATCCTAGGCATCAGTCCCGAAGAGCAGATTGACCTGGAGAAGTACATCCGGGGCCACATCCGCAACGCGAAGGACTGGGGCGCGTACATCGCACAGGCTCCGGCGCAGATTGTCGGGCCGTATGCGATTGGCGACGTGGTGCGGACCTATGCGCTGTTCGAGCACCTCAAGCCCATCCTGGAGAAGGAAGGGATGTGGGGCGCGTACGAGCGTGAGCTCAAGCTTCAGCCTATCGTGATGGAGGCTACCCGCCGAGGCATCCGTGTGGATACGGAGCGGTTGGCTCGTGATGTGGAGAAGTACGAAACTGCCCTCATCATGTGCGACCGGCTGCTGCGTACGAGCCTTAACGCCCCGAACCTTAATCTGGACAGTAACGCGGAGCTGGCAGATGCCCTAGATCGGGCTGGCCTTGCCTCCGACTGGCCGCTAACCCCTACGGGTAAGCGCAGCACGTCCAAGGAGGCTCTAAAGGCCGCGTTGAAGTGCCAGACTACCCTCGGGCTGCTAGGCTACCGCAACACCATCGGGACGTGCCTGAGCACCTTTGCGAAGCCGTGGCTCGTGCAGTCTGGTAAGACCGGGCGCTGCCACCCCTCGTGGAATCAGGTGCGGGGCGACAACTACGGTACTCGCACAGGTCGCCTGAGCTCCAACGGCCCGAACTTCCAGAACGTGCCCAACGACTTTGAAGGGCTGGTGATTCCCGAGGGCTACCCGCCCATGATTCAGCTGCGGAACTATCTGCTGCCGGAGGTGGGTCACGTCTGGGTGAAGCGCGACTACAGTCAGCAGGAGCTGCGAGTCCTTGGTCACTTTGAAGATGGGGGTCTCTACGACGCCTATAAGAATAACCCTCGCATGGACGTGCATCAGTACGCCCAAGAGCTAATCCTGAAGTACACCGGCCATGAGTTCAAGCGAAAGCAAACCAAGATTGTGTCGTTCACGCTGGTCTACGGGGGAGGGATACCTGCATTGTCGGCTAAGCTGGAGAGCTCGCCCAACGAGGCGGCGTTCCTGAAGGAGACGTACCTGTCTACCTTCCCCGACGTCAGGGCGCTCATGAACGCCGTCAAGTCGAGGGGCCGGGCGAAGCTACCTGTAAGGACTACGGGCGGCAGGCTCATCTATGCCGAGAAGTCCAAGGATGGCCGGGACCAGTCGTACAAGCTCCTAAATCACCTGATACAAGGCAGCTCCGCCGACATCACCAAGCAGAGCATCATCAACTGGTACGAGCACCCCGACCGTAACGGCGACCTGTTTCTGGCGACCGTTCACGACGAAAACGACATCAGCGTTCCTGCGGAGGACTGGGAACGTGGGCTTCGCGTGTTGGGCGAGGCGATGTATGCCGTTCCCCTTGATATCCCTCTGCTGAGCGAAGGCTTCGTTGGCCGGACGTGGGGCGAGGTCGCAGCAGTAGAAGAATCAGGAGAGTACGTATGAGCTTCGTAACCCCCAAGATCGTGGCGTGGTCGTACTCACGCCTGAGTGCCTGGGAGGAGTGTCCGGCTAAGGCGAAGTACAAGTTTCTGCTGAAGCTGCCGGAGCCTGCCAGCCCGTATGCCGCTCGTGGTACGGACCTCCACTCCATGGCCGAGGACTACATCAAAGGCAAAATCATTGATGTGCCGAAGCAGCTGGAAGACGTGCAGGACTACCTGGACGACCTCAAACACGCCGACACCCAGACGGAGCTGCAACTCGCCTTCACCGACGAGTGGAAGCCAACCGAGTGGTTCGCCATGAATGTCTACTGCCGCGTGATCTTCGATGCGGTGCGGGTCACTCCCGAGAAGACCATCGTGGTGGATCACAAGACGGGCAAGAAGCGCGAAGAGGAGCACACTGACCAGCTACGGCTCTACGCGCTGGCTACGTTCATGCAATGGCCGGAGACGCCTGTAGTGGACGCTCAGGTCATCTACATCGACCAAGCCGAGCGCCTGCGTATGGAGTTCCACCGGGATAAGATCCCCGAGCTCCGGGCCTACTGGGACGAGCGGGCGGGTAAGATGCGGGCCGATGACATGTTCTCCCCACGGCCGAATCCGAAGTGCAAGTGGTGTCACTATCGGAAGTCCAATGGCGGGCCTTGTCAGTTCTCTTGAGAAGGACGTAGAGGCACGAGTCTGCAAATGGGCGCGCGAACGAGGGTGGCTGGCGTGGAAGCTATGGGGTTTCTCCCAAGTCGGCCTACCCGATCGCGTGTTCATCCACCACTTCCCGGTTATCGTCTTCGTAGAGTTCAAGCGGGAAGGCAAGAAGCCGCGCATCATCCAAGAGCGAATAGGAAAAGAGCTTGCACGGAGGGGTTTTCCGTGGTACAGTATTGATAACCATGCTACAGCCATATCAATCCTCCAAAGAGAACTGGATTCCAGGCGACCACCAGAAAAAGGCGGTCAAGTGGCTCCTTGAGCGCGGAGGTGCGGGGCTCTTTCTTGACCCCGGCCTCGGCAAGACCAGCGTCGCGCTGGCCGCGTTCAAAGTCCTGCGTGACAAGGGCATGGCGAAGCGGATGCTTGTTATCGCGCCCCGCCGCCCGATGTACGAAGTCTGGCCCCAAGAGATCATGAAGTGGTCGGAGTTCGACGACATCACCTATGCCGTGCTCCATGGGGACGATAAGGACGACGCGCTGCGGCTGGACGCGCAGGTGTTCGTCGTCAACCCCGAGGGCCTGCCGTGGCTGATGCAGCCCCAGAACTACGCCCGCCTCAAGGCCGACATTCTGGTGGTGGACGAGCTGTCCAAGTTCAAGCACACGAACACCAAACGCTTCAAGCTGATCAAGCCTCACCTGCCGAAGTTCCAGAGGCGATGGGGATTGACCGGCACTCCGGCGGCGAACGGCCTCATGGACCTCTTCGGTGAATGCTATATGCTTGACACCGGGGCAGCGCTCGGAAGGTTCATCACCCACTACCGGAACAATTACTTCATCCCGTCGGGGTTCGGCGGGTACGACTGGAAGCCGCGTCCCAATGCGTACGAAGAGGTCCTGGAGCGAATCAAGCCGCTTGCGCTCTATATGCAGGCAGAAGACTACCTCAAGCTCCCAGAGCTTGTACATCAGACCATCTCCGTTGTTCTACCCGCAAGTGCGCGGTCAGCGTATGCTCAAATGGAGAATGAGTTTTATACGCTACTCGGTGCTGATGAGGTCACTGCTGTATCCGCAAGCGCCGTTGGCATCAAGTGCAGACAAATCGCGAACGGTGCGGTCTACAACGTCGACGGGGCCGTATCGGAGGTCCATGACGAAAAGCTGGACGCGCTTTCGGGCCTGATGGAGGAGCTCAATGGCTCGCCCGCGCTCGTACTGTATGAGTTCAACCATGATCGTGAACGCATCCTGGAGAGGTTTCCGGGCACTCCGTATATTGGAGGCGGGCAGAGCGACAAGAAGGTATCGGCGTACATCATGGAGTTTAACGCCGGTCGGCTACCCATGCTCTTGGCCCACCCTGCGTCGGCGGGTCACGGACTTAACCTCCAGAAAGTGTCTAATCACGTGGTCTGGTTCGGCCTTCCGTGGGACCTCGAGCTGTACGATCAGGCATTCCGCCGTGTTTATAGACAGGGCAACCCGAACACGCACGTTTTCATCCATCACATCGTGGCTAAAGACACGCTTGATGAAAAGGTCTTAAAGGTGTTGAAAAGTAAGGATCGCGTACAGCGCGGACTACTTCACGCCTTGAAGGAAGATCGTCGCAATGTCGCGACGGTCTAATGTAGTGTCCATTTAGGAGCTAGGAAAATGGAAAGCAACGTCCAGACGGACAAGAAGTCCAAGAAGGCCAAGAAGTTCGAGGCCGATGCCGCCACCACGGAAGTCCAGGCGAATGCGGAAACCCCGACCGGCGACAACGCCGCCGAGGGCGAAGGCAAAGCGACGGGCGCACCGCGTCCCCGCAAGTGGGACTACGGCATCATCCCCGAGGCCAAGATCGTGCCGCAGGCGGAAACCGCCAGCGTCAAGAAGGAAGTCGCGGAAGCGTGGGCGCTGGTCGACGACAGCCCGACGGTGGAGGAGTACACGAAGCGTGGCGGTGACCGTCACGGCCTGCGTGTCCTGTCCCGCCGTGGTCTGATCAAGATCATCCACGCCGACGGCAACGAGTTCCCGAAGGCGTACGTCGCGCCGGTCAAGGAAGAAGCCGCCGAAGAGCCGGCTCAGTAGTGACTCCATAGCGGGTTTGCGGGTGGGCTGGTATCCACGGCCCACCCGCAGTTTGCTTCCTATGGAATCATACTAGAGGATTTACATGACCCCCACCGCAGCATTCAATCCACGAGGCACTTCCGGCTCAGGTAAGACGACAATTGTCCGAGCCATTCTCGATGTTAGCCGAGCTGCCCCGTACCGGCACCAAAGCAGCAAAGTCAGGATGTACAAGGGTCGTATGCTGGACTGCGACCTGTTCATTTTGGGCGACTATAGGGGCGTCTGCGGAGGCTGCGATACGATCCAGCCATTCGCCGACATCCTGCCCATGATTACAGAGGTGATGTCCAGGACCACCCCGACCCTGCTGGTCTACGAGGGCCTGCTGATCAGCCATAGCATCGGCAGCATTGGCGAGCTCGTAAAGCCCTACGGGGACCGGCACGTCATGGGATTTCTGGACACTCCGCTGGAAGTCTGCTTGGATAGGGTCAAGCACCGCAGGCTGGAGCGCGGACAGCTCGCCCCTCTCAACCCCGAAAACACCACGAAGGACCACGCCAGCGTCGCTCGGTGCCATGCCCGAGCCTCCCAGCAGGGATTCAACACGGTGTCCATCAACCACGAAAACGCCATTTCACAATCGCTAGGGATTCTTCATGGACTTTCCGAAGTTGTCCACGCTTCTGTTTTGGATTCAAGAGCGGGAATCGATACGCCTTAAGAAGGAAGCCGGGGAGCGCCGCCCCTGGACTGACGACGTAATACTCCAGAACTTCCGCTTCTGTAACGTCCGCCGTCAAGACGACTACGTTACCTCTTGGCTTCGGTATAACTGGTATCCCCTGCACGAGGCCGACAACTTTGTCGGAGCCATCACCCTCGCCCGGCTGGTAAACGAACCGGGCACTCTGGCCTTCGTCGGGTTCCCCGAAGTGGAGCGGTGGGGCGATACTCTGTTGGCCCTCAAGGAGTGGCGTGAGACTGGCAACCGCGTTTTCAATCCAGCTTACATCGTCACCACTTGCGGCGTCAAGATGGACAAGCTGGACTATGTGGTACGGGTCGCCAAGGATGCTGACATGGCGTGGGCGCGGCGCAGCATCAAGCCTCGTAGCCTCACCGACGCCTTTAAGGTTCTTTCATCAGTGGATGGCCTGAAGGGTACGGGGTTCCTAGCCGCTCAGGTAATTGCTGACCTGAAGTACACCCCGGTACTCGCCGAGGCGTATGACTGGTTCACATGGTGCTCTCTTGGGCCTGGGAGTATGCGCGGCATGAACCGCCTCGTAGGTCATCCCAAAGACCACAAGTGGAACGCCGACGTGTTCAGGCGGGTGATCAACCAGCTCCGTGACGTAGTGTCTGATGAAATCGCCGTAGACCTCTGCGCTCAGGACCTGCAGAACTGCCTGTGCGAGTTTGACAAGTACGTTCGTGCCCAAGAGGGCGGAAAGCCGAAGCAGAACTACGATGGATATGGAAGACCTACGCGATAAGCTGACCGTCACGCGGCGGTTCCCCAACGGAGCGGTGACTGCTCTGATCGCATACCGTGCGTCAGGCATCATCGAATGGACGATTGTGGTCTTCCCCGACATGGATACGGCTGAGGCCTTCGCCATCGCAGCGGGCATGGACTACGCCGTACAGCCCGAAGTCCAACTGCAATTGAGGGCTCTACAGGACGCTCTAAACGGGGGTGGGTAGCCCCGTACCGGCCTGCCCCGTTGAGCGTCTCTACGGCCTCAATAGAGCCCTCAAAACGTCTCTTTTACAGCCCACCCTAACCCCACCCCGCAGGAGGTTTATGACTTATTTAATCAACGCCCGCAACGTGAACGATGCCCTATTCATGGGCCTCCGACACCTGCGGAACCACGGCATTGTGGCGGAGTCACGTAATGGGAAGGTGCGTGTCGCCCCCGGCCCTGTACTCACCGAATACGCTCGGCCAATGGAGCGAGTGCTGAGTTGGGGCAAGCGCGACGCCAACCCGTTCTTCCACCTCATGGAGGCCCTGTGGATGCTGGCGGGCCGCAACGACGTGGACTTCGTGGCTGAGTTCGCAAAGCAGATGCGCGAGTACAGCGACGATGGGCAGCGACTCAACGGAGCCTACGGGTTCCGGTGGCGTCGGCACTTCGGGTTCGACCAACTGGAGCACCTCGTTCATATGCTTCGGAAAGAGCCTACGACGCGGCGGGCCGTGCTACAGATCTACGACCCACACAGCGACTCTGAGTTCAGCAAGGACATACCCTGCAACACCGTCGTGTACTTCGACATCGTCAACGACGAGCTGAACATGACGGTGTGCAACCGGAGCAACGACATCGTATGGGGATGCTACGGGGCGAATGCCGTTCACTTCTCCATGCTGCAGGAGTTCATGGCCGCGCACATCGGAGTGGATGTTGGTCGCTACCGCCAGTTCAGCAATAACTTCCACATCTACGAACCTCACTGGCACCTGATGGAAGAGAACTGGAAGGTGCCGGAGGCGTACGAGTTCAGGGTGACGCCGCTGCTGCGGGATGCCCTGCCGTACGAGCATCACGTGCGGGATATTGACCTGTTTCTTCGGGACCCCATCAACTTCATACCTCAAACCGAGTTCTTGCGTAATGTCGCCCAGCCGATGGCGCGGGCCTTCCTGTACCGCAAGATGGGACACGGTAGCGGGATGCACTTCCTCCACGGCGCCGACCCCTCAAACGACTGGATTCAAGCAGGTATTCAATGGCTAGGAAGGAGGGGCGATGTTGGACCGGATCAGCAAGCTGCGTGACGGCGGGGCCGTAGTCCGCTACCACACGCTCAGAACCAACCGGAAGCAAAGCGTCGCAGAGCACAGCCACGGCGTCGCCATGCTGGTGCTTCACGTCTACCCCGAGGCCGAGGTTGGAGTGCTGAAGGCGGCGCTCTACCACGACCTGTCCGAGGTGGTAACGGGGGACATACCGGCAACGTCCAAGTGGCTGAGTCCTGTACTCGCTCACGAGGAGAACCTGCTGGCCGACGTCTTCCGTGACAAGTACGGCCTCCGCCTTGACCTCACCGCCTTTGAGAAGCACCTACTGAAGTGGTGTGACATGATGGAGCTAGTGCTCTGGACCATGGAGGAATACGCGATGGGAAACCAGTTCGCAGGTGAAGTCTGCCAGCGCGGGCTGACGTTTCTAGGGCAGAAAGACCCTCCCACTCGGGAAGCCAAGGAGCTGCTGGCCGAGGTCATCCACGCATTCAAGGTGATGCAATGAGCGCAAACGACAAGCAGATAGGTGGGGATCACTACAAGAAGGGCGGCGAGGAGCATTGGGACCGCCAGTGGAGGCTCTACGGCCGAGGCTACTTCATCGGCTGTATCACGAAGTACGTGGAGCGATACCCCGAGAAGAACGGCGTCCAGGATCTGCAGAAGGCCATCCACTTCATCGAGAAGTTGATTGAACTTGAGCAGAACTCGGTCCAATCGGCAGTTCAGCCGGAATCACCGGTCAGCCCTGTTCACCCCGAAGCCTATAAGGATTCGCTCAGCGGAGGGTGGTTAGTCGAGGGCTTCTACGGGGACATGACTCAGAACTACAAGTGCCCGGTCTGCCGTCAGGAGGTACGAGCAACTTCATTTGGACACGCTCTGGAGCAACATGGAGCTTGCTCCGGAAGCAAATTGAGTGTACCCTAGCGGGTAAGCCTGCCAGCCGTTCAAAAGACCCATAGCAGATGGGGAACGGGGGCGGTGATGTACCCTAGTCGCGCCGGGGCGTCTACAAATCTGCTACCCGGCACTCAACCTCACGGAGGATTTGATGTTTAGACCTATGCTGGCTGCGAAGATGGACGGTTCCGTCAGCAGCTTGCGCTTCCCGCTACTGGCGTCGCCCAAGTTGGACGGCATTCGCGCCATGATCATTGATGGCCGCGTCTACAGCCGGAGTATGAAGCTCATCCCCAATGCCTACGTTCAGGCCATGTTCGGAAACAGCGTGTTCAACGGCCTGGACGGAGAATTGATCATTGGGGACCCCCGCAGTCCTACGGCCTTTCGGGATACCACCTCGGCGGTCATGAGCCACGAGGGCAAGCCCGACGTACAGTTTCACGTGTTCGATGTATGGAACCAGCCACTCACACCGTTCCACTCACGGCTTATGACGGCGAAGGCCATGATTCACGGCAGCATCGTGCCGGTGGACCACGTTCACGTTTACACCGAGAACGACATCCTGGCCCTTGAGGAGCAGCACTTGGCCGACGGCTACGAGGGCATCATGCTTCGTGACCCCCGAGGCCACTACAAGCAGGGTCGGTCAACGCTGCGGGAGGGCGGGCTGATCAAGCTCAAGCGGTTCCACGACGGTGAGGCGGTAGTCATCAACGTGGTTGAGCTCATGCACAACGATAACGAGGCCAAGCCCGACGAACGTGGGTTCATGAAGCGCAGCTCGCACCAAGAGAACAAGCGTCCCGCTGGCAAGATGGGAGCGCTCAGCGTTCAGGACCTCAAGACCGGGGTTCAGTTCGAGATCGGCACCGGCTTCACCGACGCAGACCGTGTAGCCCTGTGGGAGGCGCGGCCAATCGGCGGGCTGGTGAAGTACAGGTACTTCCCCACCGGCATCAAAGACAAACCGCGGTTCCCCACGTTCGTAGGGTTCCGCTCTAAGGAGGATATGTGAGCTACACCCAGATCGCGGCGCAGGGTATGGTCGGCGCCAAGGACTACGAAGGATTGCGTAATGCGAATGCCCCCATAACTGAGCGCGACACGCTCGGCCGCAGGCTCGACGCGCTGGAACAGTCGATCAGCGGGCTGGCCTGCCTCATGGACCAGCTGGAGGTCACACTCGGGCCGGTCATGATGCCGCCCTTCCCCGAAACAGACGGCAAGCCCACCGAGGCGCGGGGCAGCGTCAGCCCGGCGATGGAAATGATTGACAACCAGATCGGGCGAGTGGATTACATGAGCCGCCGCCTCGGCACCTTTCTTAGGAGGCTGGCCGTATGACTCACCGAGACTGGGAAGCGAACCAATCGCTCATCCACCGCCATAGCAATCGTAAGTTCATGAGATTGACACCCCGCACCACACGGGAGTCGCCAGTGATAGAGGTCTTCGCCAAGAAGGACCGCCCCGTAGACGTTCTGCTGATCATCGCAGTCGTCTGCATCCTTGTTGTAGTCTTCAACCTTTAGGAGCAAGTTGTGAAGAAGTTAGCCTATGCAGTACTCATGGCCTGCGCGAGCATGGCCGCTCAAGCCGACGAGTGCCGGGGGAACTGCGCCCCGAACAACCCGCCGGGAGTCACCCCCACGACCATCAACCCGGTGATTACCCCGAATATCAGCCCGGTGATTTCGCCGGACATTCGGAACACCAACACGAACCTGAACAGCAACTCCAATAGCCAAGGTCAGCTGCAAGGCCAAGCTCAGGGGCAGCTTCAGGGCCAGACGGCTACGGGCGGCAACGCTCTGTCCGGAGCGGTGGCCGGGTCGATCTCCAACGCTGCGGGTGGAGCGGGAGGTGCGGGCGGTTCGGCTACGTCGAGCGCTACGGGCGGGTCGTCCAACGCCAGCGGAGGCACGGCCCAGTCGGTGTCCAACGCCATCAATCATGGCGTGAATACCACCGTGAACAACGTCAGCACCGCGCCCAGCGACATGACCGTTCGCACCACCGGAGCAGCCCCGGACATTCTTACCACGCCGACGGCTCCTTGCCGTATCGCAGTGGGCGTGAGCGGTGGCTGGATCGGCGGAGCGCTCGGCTTTGGGACCTCCGTGGAAGATGAAGGCTGTACCCTGCGTGAAAACGCACGGCTCCTTCACAACTTCGGGGAGAAGGCCGCTGCTCTGAAGCTGATGTGCAACGACGCTAAGGTCGCTGCCGTGCTTGAGATCTGCCCGAAGCCTGCGGTCACCCCGCAAGCCGAGGTGCAGGTCGGTTCATGACTTTCGTGACGAGCACAACCAGGATGAGCCTGAGCGCTCACCACTATGGGCTCACTGGCTGATCTTAATCAGCGTCCTTCTTTGGAGCGCCATCTTTCTGGGGATCGCTGAAGTCCTCAGTGCTCTTGGTGTTTGAACGGCCCGGTTTCTCCGGGCCGTTTTTCTTCCCAGTAACATCCCCAATCTCTATCTTACCTTCGACCCTCGGGGAAACCTTGACGCTGGCCGACCCACCGAAGGCGACGGCGCAGCTATTGAGGATTGGAAGGAGTAGGGGCAGGAGCCACTTGCTCACGGGCCTGCTGCGCGAGCTTGGGAACGAGTTGGGCCACTTCACGATACGGGCGCTCCACGAGTGCGCGGAACACGAGGTCCGCTTCAGCATCAGTTAGGGTAAGGGTCATGGTGTTTCTCCTGTGGTGAGGTTAGAACGGATAACTGCGAAGCTCGAAGGTGAAGGCTTCACCGACGCCCTGCGAGAATCCGCAGTCGTCGATAGTCTGCCAGTTCCCGGCACTGGAGGAGAAGCCGTAGAAGCCGAACCACTCCTGC